GTCTTACTATCACAGGTTCGGGTGTCCTACAACACGCCTACGTCCTGCTCTCCCGAAGGAGGAGTGCACCACACAATTGATTTCGTGGCCGCGGAATTAATCCCGCCTCACCGCATCACGTCGCCGCTCTAGGCAACAGTACTGATTGGAACTACAGGCTTCGCAGCTTGGCTCACGGAGCGTCGGAAATGCCATTACTGACACACCCCCACTCCGCTTCGTGCCCCTAGAGACACAAGTCCAGCAGTGCAACCCTCTGACGTTACCGTCAGTAGGGACCGTTCGTTTCCTAATTACTACCTTTCCTTATAACCCGTCAAGGTTGCGCTTCCTTTCGGGAAACGTCGAATTTAGTATCGGCAGCAATCCGCTACACCAGTCGCACCGGACCCGCAATCGGTCGACCCATTCACCTCGCAGGTGGTGGGAGCCTTCCCCGAGTGTCCGCCCTACTAACTGTAGTCCCGCACAGTACGTGCCATCCTTGAGTAGCTAATGCTACGTCCGTTCACTCCTTCTTCTCGTAATAGCACCCGGCTAAACCGGGCCCGACGACAGAATCGCGCCTGGCGCTTTGACCAGCCTCGCTGTATGCCGGAGGGAATTCGTTGTCCCGAATCATCGTGTCCTGGAGATCCAAGACACGAACGGGAATGGCAACGGTCCGTTCACCCACCACTCTCTTTTCGCGAAACGCCCGCTCTTCGGACGCTTTCTGCTGACTCCTTTCATTTGTCAACCTCCTCCCCTGCCACTGTGAAGCGGCAAAAGACAAGGTATTGATCCCACCACAACGGGGTTCCGTAGGCCGGATGGAAGAAAGGGCGAGGCAGTACCGAAGTACGTCCTTGTCTCTCTGCCATTTCCACTCGAGTTGGAACTTCCAGGAAGCTCCTTCTAAAGCGGAAATCCGCCTCACTTCTTCCGTCGTCTGAGCTTCAGGGACCCTAACGAAATCCTCCGGATGGAGAATAACGTTGTGGCCTACTGGAGCCGGCGGTGGAACAACATCCTCTCTCGCCCAACAAGCGAGACCGAAGAGTCGCCCCAGTCTCAACGCTAGCGTCCCTCGGAAGCCAAGCTCATGTAGAGTCAATCTAGTTGACCTCAAAGAGCCTATCTTCTTACGGAACCAGACCATACCCGCCCTAAAGCGGATATTACTGGAAACGCCTGCAAGAAACAGGGAGAACTCACGACCAAGAGAAGTCACGAACTCCGATTCGCGAAGACGTCCGAAGCGAAGTGTTGGCACGACCCGAAGGTAGCCACCAACACGACGCAACAGAGTACTGTTCAGAGAACCGTACTCAACGTCTACGCTTGTCTTTGTCCGCTCGACTTCAAGACCAAGCCCACCGACGGTCGACATCCATCGATCCGAGACCTCCGAGGAGGATTGGAACAATATGTCATCGCCGTTGATCAAACAAGGGGTTCGAACCGTTTCCTTCCAGCTAAGCCCGCTAGACCGGAGTGACCATAAGAAGGCCATCCGATTTTGCATGCAAAGAAGAGGAAAAGAGAGATAAGAACCCATCATCTGACCAATGCGAGGCACTCCCACATCGTGTCGTTCCTTCCCGCCGAATCCGTCATCCTCAAGCCAATACAAAAATGGCCTAAGAATTTCGGAAGCGCGAGAACGAACAGACTGTGGGACGATGGACGACGTTGACATCATTGTCTCAACCATGACTTCTGCAACTTCGATCGATAAATTATCGGTCGCCGAAGCGTAGTCACCAGAGGTGAGGATGCCGTCATCGTTGAACCCGGCCTTGGAAAGCATCTCGTCTGTCACGTCGCCGCGAGCTAACCAACGGCTCTTACTAAGATGATTATAAATCGTCTTATGCAAAGGCCGAAGGAGCAGCTCCTCGGACGCAAACTTCGTCAACGGACGAGGCTTGCCAGCGGACTGGACGACGATCACTTCGGCTTCCGGAAGCGGCCTGTCTGGACGAGCTACACCACTGAGGGCTTCTGTAAGGAAGCTATCGTGATCTATCTCTGTGCCCAAACAGCCGCCATTTGACCGGGAGCTCCCAATGGTCGAGGAGAGAGGAGGAGAGGTAAGAAGAACTTGCTCTTCGTATCCGAGGTCCCATCCCTTAGGGAAGAGACGACGGGTCTGAAGTTGAACGAATCGCAAGTAGCCAGCAGGGAGATCCCGTCTCGGACGACGGAAACCCTCGACAAGCTTCTCCATCAGGAGTTTCGTCATGCAACTGCACGAAGCAGGCAACGATTTCTTGATGGACTGCCAGGCCATGACTTCCCTGGGGTCGTCACTCGGGCAGGATCCGAGAAGCTTCTTCACCTGGGCGGCTATCTGATGACAGTCGCCGGTGGGAGAGAAGGTGGGGACGGGACGTCCGAAGACGTATCCCCAATCAGCAAGAGCGCGGCGTACATGGTTAGATGTACGAGCTCGAAACGCGCGACAAGGTCGCGGGGCACCGCAAGAGCGACTTCCGTTTTTCGAACGCGGAAGAGAACTTGAGGCTGCCATCTAACAGTCAATAGTAACTTAGGTTGCTATTG